CTACGGCAACGTCCCGGAGTGGTTCGCCTCTGCGGTATCTGCGACGTCCTATGTGCTGTCTGTGGACAAGGGAAAGGGGATTGAGTGCATTTCCGTCTTGCACACGGCAGCGGAACGGGCACCGGCTGAAATCCGGATGACGGCGCAGACAAAACTGCTTAGGGTATGCCAAGAAACCGGGATGCTCGGCGGGATTGGGAGCCTGCCTGTTCTCTAGGGGCAATATGGAATACAAGGATAGCAGGAAGTACTGCGTCGGGTGCCGGTATTTCTTCGGATACTACGAGGGCAGCCGGTGCTGCAATTACATATTCGTCCGCGGGGGAAAGCGGCCGTGCCCGCCTGGGAAGGATTGTACAGAAAGGAGAAAGAAAACGAAAAACAGGAGACGGAATTTAATATTATAGCTTTATCCCTGTATAGTATATATAATATAATTTTATATCTTGTGTGTATGTTGTTATAGTTCTATACAGGGATTTACTAAGAAAAGAAAGGAAAAGCATATGGCAAAACAAAATGCGTATCTTGCCAAGCAGGAGGCTGTTCAGCGGCAGTGCTTCAACGATGGTTGGGGCCTCGGAACACAGCAAATGTGCGACTATATCTCCCTGGCCTTGCGAGACCCGGAAATCATGGGAAAGGATACATTCAGCGGAACCAGAATCTTGAAAGTCCTGCGGAAAGTCAACGACTATATGCAGTATTTCCGCCCGGCTTTTCTGCCAATGGATGAATCGGACTGGTATCAGGAACAGCTGGATAAGGCTCTACAGGAGGCATACAAGGGAAACGGCGAGAAGTTCTACCCGTTCCGGGAGCGCTACGACTGCCTGCGGGAGTACGACTACAAGGAAGGACGGTGGAAGGGACGATGAACTGCCCAAATTGCGGTGCCCCCATAGAGGGATGCAAATGCGAATACTGCGGCTATACGCTGCTGAACATCATCGACTTTGAGCCCGGAAAGGTCTGCGACGTGAAAATGAGATACCGTGGCAGGGAATTCACGGCCAAGATGTATGTGGGAGACATCAACGTGGAAGCATCATGCGAGACAGTGGATGCAACTACTCTGGGAGACAGAAGTGTCCGCATCTTACGATCAGAGCCGACGCTGCGGGTAAATCTGGAATTGGTGTCGGTGTGAGGAGGGAGCAAAGATGAAATGTATAAACTGCGGGGCTGTCATCACAGGCTGCATGCGTCCGTTTTGCGGGACGAAATACAACGGTGGTGCAGCACTGACTTTGATGAGGACCAGTATACAGGGACCTTGAAGGTGGACGGGAAGGAATATCAAGTCTATATTGGCCGCATGGAGGACAGCATTATTTTCGTGAACGGCGGCAGGACGGCGGACGGAACCTTCACGGGGAAGTTCCTTAAAAAGAAGCGCAAGTTCACGCTGATAGAAATGTGAGCCTATCTTATTAACAAGATATATTTAATATATAATATATAAATCTTATATATTGTAGTGTGTATGTGTTATAGTAAAGTATATACTAAAAATCTACTAAGATAGTAAAGGAGGACAACGACTTTGGCGGAAAGCAATAAACTCAAAAAGAAGCCTTATCAAGTTCCTGATCTGGAACCAGGAGACAATACCAAGTACATTAACCATTCCATGACTATCATGAAGTGGAAAACACCGGATATGAACAATCTGGAAGCTGTAGAGAAAAGATGTTTCGATTATTTTGACCTTTGTGCTAAGAATGATATGAAACCTACCTTTGCAGGATTCGCTTTGGCGTTCGGTGTGGATAGAATGACCATGTGGAGATGGTGCAATAATCAGCCTAGAAGCAGGGATTTAAGCGACTCTGTGCGCGACACCATTAAAAGAGCACGGGATTTAATCAACGCTCAGATGGAAGATTTCATGCAAAATGGCAAGATTAACCCCGTTGCCGGAATTTTTTTGATGAAAAACAATATGAACTACACAGACCAGCAGGAAGTGGTCTTAAAGCCGGATAATCCGCTTGGAGAGCGGGCAGACCCGGAGAAGCTGCGGCAGAAGTATCTGGAAGATGTTCGCGGGAGCGGTGCGACTATCATTGACGCAGAGAGCGGAGACTGAGCGACTATTAACGACTATGCCAGCGACTTTGACCCAGCGACTATAGCGACTATGAAAATGCCCCGGAGGTCTTGCGACTTTCGGGGCGACTTTCTGCGACTATGAAACGGGAATTTTCGGCTGCGACTTTGCGACTATGGCTCACGAGCTGGGAGCCTTGCGGGGGTTTTCAGCTCTGGCACAAAAACCTGCCGGGAAATCTGACCGGGGCCGGGGCAGCTTATGGGGCGGCGCTCCTGCACCGCTGCAGATGGCAGAACGCCGGGGGGGCGCAGAAAGCGACAGGCCGGGGAAAAGCTGCGGGGTTGCCCTGGCATATCCGGCACGGGAAACGGGGCAAGGGCTGGCGCTGAACGCTTTACACGCTGCATAAAATGCCGCACGGCATTGCGTGGCGTCCATACGCGCCCAATTTAAGGAGGAAACGATTGTTAACGTTAATTTATATTGCCGGAATAAAAACCGCTTAAAAAGCCGCTGAGAGCCTTACAGGGCATAGCAAGAGAAAAGCCCCGCCACGTTGGCAGGGCAAACGGACAACGCCGCGCCTGATCTGGACGCGGACAGAAAGAAAAGCCGCCCGGACAATGCCCGGACGGCTTGAATATTATTTGCTGATTTTTAGCAGCTCCGCCAGAACTAGCAGCGGGAAAAACAGAATTGCAAGGATAATCACGCGCCGACCTCCTCAAGAATAACGGTTACAGTATCGCGGCCGCCAAAGCTGCGGACGTCGTATGCTAGATATTTATATGTTCCGGCGTAAAGCCTGAGAAGGAGAGACCCGAACCGGGAATCCATTTCCAGGCGGTTTCTTTTCGCATAGGTGGAAATCATGGTGGCCGGCGTAAAGTTCGCGCCATGCTCGATGGTCTCGCGGAAAGAATAAACCCATTTAATGCCGTCGTAGTGTTCCGCGCTGATCTCGTTTGCAATGGCGAGGATCTCGGCCGTGGTGTAACTGGGGTTCTGTTTGTGGACGCGCTGCTCCAAGTTGAGATTGCGCCAAGATTGGCCGCTTTCGTCGGTGTATTGCGTGTCGATGTGTAGTCCAATGGGGTTGATGATCTCTTGCGCGGGGTGTTTCAGCGGTGCGCCGGTTCGCTTGTTGGTATAGCGCGGCTGACTGCGGTTCTGCCAAATGGAGAATTCAAGGAAATAACTCCGGCCGTCTTTGCCGGGGATCGTCTCGCCCATCGTGCACACACGATAATTGCCAACGTCGCTTTTAGTGGTGACCGGGACGCCACCATTAAAATTGCAGCCGCGCTTTTCTAGTAACAGATAGTTCTTTCCGTTGATAATCATTATAATGTTCCTCCTTGTAATTCTGCGGAGGCCGTGCTATAATAGCAAAGCCTCCTTGTGTGGTGCGCTCCCGTTGGTCTTGGTAGGATTGCGGGGGCGCTTTTTTTGTTTACGTGAGTATTATACACTAATTATTTCAAGTTGTCAATAGGAAACCAAAAATTATTTTTAGTGTAGTTATGGCGATATAGTTTGAATTTTGCAGTGTTTTATACGCGCACATAATGAAAGAAATGTCTATAGTATAAGAACATACGCATAGTCCATGATACAAGGACATAAAAATACCGCAAAACGCGGAGAAAACAGAACATTTTCAATAAATATCGTATTTTGATATGTGTATTTATAGGCTTTAACGCAACCAAATATTTATTTTGTTGCGTTCATATTTGCAACGGTGCAGAAAACTAGTAATTCTGTACGCCACACGCGGACACACGAACGTTTCATGTTCCACGGGATTTCCGGCATTTTGCGCCAGCTGGCCGCAGGGATTGCAGCCCACGAAAGCACCGGGGGCGGGGGATATGGCCGGCCTGATTCGGCGGGGATTAGCCCCACAAGTACTCGCAAAAATAAAAAGCCCCCTCTCCTTCTCGAAAAATCCCGAAAAAGAAAAAAAGACCTCCAAACGGAAGTCTTGAAAGATTGGGAATGTGGGAAAAATCTAAAAAAGTTATTAAAAAATTATTTGACAACGCTTCTGTAAAGGTCTATAATAATAACACAGGGAACACCTGCTGGTAACAGATGTCCCCTGCGGTGGGAACCCAGACGGTTGCCACGAGCATACAAGTTAGTAGGTCGAGAGCTTAGCGCTCAAACAACCGTGAGCCGTTCTGCTGTGAACAGACGGCTCACTTCTTTCTGTTATGGAACTTGTCCCACGCTTGGACGAGAATCCAGCAGATAGACACAATCCAGAAAACATCTTGAAGAGTTATGTATGGTCACCTCCATGAGAAATAAATTTCCCGCGAGGGCTATACACACGCCTCCATTCCGCACTCGCGGGATGACAGGCAACCGTCTTTTTAACCGTACACCGTCTACAAAGGAGGTAGGCTATGGCAAGCCAGGAAACTCGACGTGGACGGTGGATTCCACGGAATTTATTATACACGGATTGCCGAATAATGTCAACTTAATGAGAGCCATCCTTTGCGGTGGGTTCTCTTATTTTTTATGCTGCCCAAAATCGACATTTCAAAAATTCGCCAAAAAGCAAAAAGGCAAGAACCAACTATATAAAAGCTCCCTCCGGTCGCCACATCACCAATTTTATTTTGGCAATCCTATTGACAATCAAATATATCTAGTGTATATTAAAGGCACACAGGAGGTGTTCCCGATGCAGATAAGCAAAGCGATTCGTCAGGTAATGAAGGAGAAAAGCGTGTCTCTGCTCACTATGGCAAAAGCGATTGGAAAACAACGGGGGAATGACATAAGCGCTAGACTGACAAACCCCAACATGTCCTTCGACAAGGCAGTGGAAATGCTAGACGTTCTAGGCTATGAGGTAGTCATTCAGGAGCGCAAGCCCGGTGCCAGAAGAGCAGATCAGATTGTGATTGACCAAAAGGAGGAATAATCATGAAAAAACTATTGTGCATTAGCGTCATTATCGTATTTCTCGTGACATTAACGTCGTGTGGAGGGAAAGGCGACGCGCCGACAGTTGCCACAGATGTTGATGTTTATGCGTTGAAACAAGGTGACGAGGTTTCTATTGTTGGTCAAACTGCTGCGTCAACCTTGGAGAACGGAAATACACTTATTGTTCAGGTTCTGCGGAACGGAGACCGTACAGTTGTATATCACTGCCAAATGAAAGACGAATTTATCGCCGAAGCAGAGAGGTACAAACCTCTAGACGTGGCTAAGGTTACAGGGAAGTTCTTGAGCCTCACCGATATGGCTGATGAACCCGGAGTTGAATTACCAAAAGAAAATATTGCCATTTTGGTTACGCTGTATGACTGCGAGCTGAAATGAGGAGGGCTAATATATGTGGACAGTTTTAATCATTCTGTTTCCGGTATTCGTCATTGCAGAAATCTTGAAGGGCTACGACGGGAAAGGCGCAAGAGGCCGTAAAGGAAGGAGGCATTGACAAAGTGGGGAAACTCTGTAAGAAATGCGGAAGTGCATTACCAGATGACGCAAAATACTGCGGGCAGTGTGGCGAAAAAGTGGAGGAAGAAACAGAATGCGCTACGTGCAGATGCCCTAAGTGCAATTCCACGAATGTCACGGCAACACCGAAAGAGTATAAGCCAAAGCTGACAGTGCCACTTGTGATGACATTCGGCGGGTTTGGGTTGATGTTTTTAGGGGTTATCGGCTTGGCTGTTGGAGCTTTACTTGGGCTGGTTATCGGTGCAATCGTAAACGGTTTAGTTCCGCAGACATATCAGACGGTCATCACTTGCTCTGACTGCGGGTATTCAGGAGTATGCAAGGATGTGAAAAAGTAAATGGAGTTTCTCTTAATCCTGCTGTTCCCCATATTCGTGCTGATAGAGCTTATGAAGCATGTATAGGGGGCAAACCCATAAGTGAATAAATGTTCCCATAGGTGGGAGCCATAGCCGAAGGGCTGCTTGTGCTGAGATACGCACGGGCGGCCCTTATTTTTGTATCAGGAGGGAATTTATGAAAATCGACGTTTTGGGAGCAGAATATACGCTTACAGTAATTCGGGGAAGCAAAGAGCCAAGACTTAAGGATTGTGACGGTTTCTGTGATGAAACTACGAAAGAGATGCTGGTCGAAAATTACGAAGACAGCAAGGGAGAACCAAATAGCAAGCAAAACCTTCTGGTTCAGACAAACAAGGTGAAGCGGCATGAGATCATTCACGCATTTCTATTTGAAAGCGGCCTTGCCGAAAATTCCAACTGGGCACAAAACGAGGAAATGGTGGATTTCTTCGCAATCCAGTTTCCAAAACTGCTGAAAGCATTTGAACAAGCTGACGCTCTGTGAGGTGAGAGTATGGATTATGAGAAATTGTCAACCTCCATTCTGGCGGCTATCGAGAACAGACCGGGTGATATCGGGGCATATGAAGACCTGTTTTCTCTGTGTCAGGCATGGGCTGAGACTGATTTCGCGGCGGCTCATCGGGCGAATAAAAAATTGAAGGATATGTGCGACCGAATGATGGATAAAGTGCCCATGTCTCAGGTGGAGGGATTCTACAGCCTTTGGCGGCGGGGGCTATTGTTTGAGGCTCCATATGACTTTGACAGTTATCTGACCTATATTGAATTGGACAGGAAGCTAGAAAAACGGTTTTATCAGCCGAGAAAGCACTACTTAAAACGATATGTGGACGCATACCAGAAGATTTTAGACGGGGAATTGGACTTTTTATCGATTTCCATGCCTAAGCGCGCTGGGAAATCCCAGTTGGGAATCAATTTCACAAATATGCTTTCCGGGAAATTCCCTGAAAAGGCGACACTTATGGAAGGAACCGGTGACGATTTGGTCAATTCTTTCTACAAGGGCTGTCTGGAATATCTTCAAACACCGAGCGAATACCTGTTCTACGACGTTTTTCCGGAAAGCAAGCTGGTTCAGACGAATGCAGATACGAAGACGTTGAATCTCATGAACAAATCCAGATTTCCAACAATCATGTGTCGCTCCATTGACGCACGACAGGTCGGCTTATCCGAAGCTACAAACCTGTTATACCTTGATGACTGTGTCGAAGGGCGGGAAGAGGCAAAGAACCGGCAGCGTCTTGACGAGAAGTGGGAGGTAATTTCTGGCGACATTATCGGCCGTGCCATCGAAGGAACGCCCATTGTTATCTGCGGCACACGGTATTCCCTGTATGACCCAATTGGACGGTTACAAGAGGAAATGAAGAAACAGAACAAACGCTGTAAGATCATTGAAACCCCTGCCCTTGACCTTGTCACGGACGAAAGCAATTTTGAGTATATCCGAGACGGGAAAAAAGTGTTCACAACACAGTATTTCCGAGATCAGCGGGATATGCTGTCAGCGGAACAATTTGAATCCGAGTTTCAGCAGCAGCCATTTGAAGCAAAGGGGCTTCTTTTCCCAGAAGGCAATTTGAACCGGTTTTTTGAACTCCCCGTTGACAAGGAGCCGGATACCATCATTGCCGCCTGTGATACAGCAGACAAGGGAGCAGACTACTGCGCCATGCCGATTGCGGCGGTCTATGGGCAGGAAGTGTACATTATCGACGTTGTTTTTGATGATTCTACCCCAGAAGTCACAAAACCAGAAGTCGCAAAGGCTTTGATTAACAACAAGGTCGTATCTGCCATGTTTGAAAGCAACAATGCTGGCAGTTACTTTGCAAGGGACGTGCAGGATATTCTCAAAAGCAGAGAATATATGTGTAGCATTCGGACAAAACGAACGATCAGTAACAAACAGACCCGAATTGAGTTCGCGTCAGACAATATCCTGAAACATTTCTATTTCAAGCATCCGTCCACATATGCAAGGAACAGCCAGTATGCAGAGTTCATGCGACAGGTCACAACATATACCCGTTCCGGGAAAGTGGCTCATGATGACGGGGCAGATTCGCTCAGCCTACTTGAAAACGAACTCCGGGGCTTGGTTGGAACGAAAGTTGAAGTGTTTGCGAGACCGTTCTAAAATAATGCTTGACTTTTGCCATTGCATAATATATAATAATGCCATGGCAAAAGAGAGGTGATGATATGTCGCCACGAACCGGAAGGCCAGTCAAAGGTAATAGCAAGCGAGATAAAAGTTTACAGCTTAGAATGAGCAAAGAGGAACTTGAAATTCTTGATTTTTGTGCAGAAAAACTTGAAATTTCAAGAACAGATGTGGTAAACAAAGGTATTTTGCTTGTAAAGAAAGAACTGGACAAAAAAGAATAACCGCAACCTGCCGCCGTAGGAAGTGAACAGGTTACGGTTATCGAAACACCAACCCGAAGGATGGTAAATCCATTCTATCATTCCTCCGGGCTGAAATCAAGGAGGAAAATTTATGAACAACGAAATCAAGGTATTTAGCAACGAGGAATTTGGCTCTATTCGCAGAGTTGAGATTGATGGCGAATATTGGCTGTCCGGAAAGGATGTTGCACAGGCCCTTGGATATGCGAAACCGGAGAATGCGCTTTCCGCCCATGTGGATGATGAAGATAAAACCACCACCCTGGTTCAGGGTACTGGTTCTAACTACAAGTCAAAAGCAACCGTCATCAACGAAAGCGGCCTTTATTCCCTTGTGCTTTCCAGCAAACTCCCCTCTGCCAAGAAGTTTAAGCGTTGGGTCACAAGTGAGGTTCTTCCCTCCGTCCGCAAGCACGGAGCCTACATGACCCCGGAAACGCTGGAGGCGGCGATTCTGAATCCGGATTATCTGCTCAAGGTAGCTACTGCCTTAAAGGCTGAAACGGACAAGCGCAAGGCATTGGAAGCGAAGGTTTCGGCAGATGCGCCCAAAGTTCTGTTCGCTGACAGCGTGGCCGCTTCCAGTAGCACGGTTCTTGTGGGTGAGTTGGCAAAGATCATGCGGCAGAATGGTGTGGACATGGGCGAAAGACGGCTGTTCCGGTGGATGCGGGACAATGGGTACTTAATCAAGCGCAACGGCACGGATTACAACATGCCTACGCAGGCCAGCATGGAGCAGGGGCTCTTCCGTATCAAGGAAACGGTCATCAATCACAGTGACGGACATACCTCTGTGAGCAAGACACCGAAAGTTACCGGCAAAGGACAGACGTTCTTCCTGAATAAGTTTCTGGGGGAGGGCAAGACTGTATGACAACCGCAAAAATGAACGAAATCTGGATGAATGCTCACATGGCTCTTGCAACAACGGAAATGCTGTTGGATATGCTTGACATGGAGGCTGACCCCGAAACCGGGGAACTTGCCCTTGGTAAGGCGCGGGTTGGGATGTACTGCAACGTTCTGGCTGCTGTTTGCAGCCAGATTAAAGGGATCGCAGACACGATTAGCGGCAAATAACAAGTAAATATTGGATGTGAGCGCGTTGGGTGTAGGTAACTTCACCCGATGCGCTTTGTGTTTTTATTCTCCGATGGTTTACGAACGAGAATTAAGTAGACAACCATCCGCCACTGTGGTATAATGGTAAACGAGAAAATAGATTTCCGGAAAAGGGGGTGCGTAATACGGAGAGCAGACGGTTATTCGGGCGTCGGGTGATTTACACCGAGGTTACGGATATAAACGAGGGGAATATCATCGACGTGCTGCAAAAGGCACTGTTTACGCACCTGCAAAATCAGGCAGAGATTGATTACTTGTACTGGTATTACAAGGGAAAACAGCCAATTCTGAGCCGTGTGAAGGAAGTCCGCCCGGAAATCAACAACATGGTTGTGGAGAACCGAGCAAATGAGATCGTATCTTTCAAATCGGCCTATCAGGTCGGCGAACCAATCCAGTACGTAAGCCGTGGTGGGGACGAGGACATTTCCTCCGAAGTGCTGAAACTGAATGACTATATGCTGTCCGAAGACAAGCCGGAAAAGGATAAGGAACTTGCCGATTGGTTCTTCACTTGCGGTACCTCTTATCGAATGGCTTTGCCGGACGTTCTGGCGGATGTTGAGGAAGACGAGGCTCCTTTTGAGATATTCACTCTTGACCCTAGATACACATTTGTGGTGTACTCTATTGGCCTTGGGCATAAGCCCATGATGGGTGTACGGTATGTTCTAAAAGAGGACGGAACGCTCGTTTTCTCCTGCTGGACAGAAACCAGGTATTTCGAGGTCTGGAACACATGGGCTGTTATTCGCGCAGAAGATCAGATTTTGGGAATCCCGATTGTGGAGTACCCGGCGAACATGGCTCGTTTAGGGGCATTTGAAATCGTGATTCCGTTGCTTGACGCAATCAACATGACGGAGAGCAACCGAATTGACGGCGTAGAGCAGTTCGTTCAAGCACTGATGCTGTTCCATAATGTTGACATCAGCAGTGAGGACTACAAGAAACTGCGGGACGAGGGCGCAATCAAGTTCAGGGATATTGACGCCACGCTGAAAGCGGAGATTCAATATCTGACCTCTGAAATGAACCAGACCCAGACGCAGACACTTGTGGACAGCATGTATGAAACGGTGCTGACCATCTGTGGAATGCCCAACCGGAACGGAGGGACTTCTACCTCTGACACCGGGTCGGCGGTCATCATGCGGGACGGTTGGTCGGCAGCGGAAGCCAGAGCCAAGGACACGGAGCTGGTTTTCAAGAAGTCCGAAAAGGAATTTTTGAAGCTGGTGCTGCGTATCTGCCGGGACATGGGGCATCTGAGCCTGAAACTCTCGGCACTGGAAATCCGGTTCACGCGGCGGAATTATGAGAATATCGCGCAGAAATCAACGGTTCTAACCCAGATGCTTGCTTGCGAGAAAATCGCCCCTGAATTGGCATTTACACATTGCGGGTTATTTTCCGACCCGCAGTTGGCCTACCGAATGAGCATGGATTACATGGCCGAGCAGGAGAAAAAAGCGGCGAAGCTTGCCGCACATAACGGAGGGAACGGCGATGGAAGCGGAAACCAGACCGGCGGTCAGAGTGACGGCGAAGGAAATTCGGGCGATTGAGGAAATCATCCGCCGCCGGAATCAGGCGGAAATCAAAGTCGAACAAGGCCAGATCGTGGTCATTGAGATTCGGCGCAAGAAGGTTAACTGACTGTTTGGCAAAGAGCGCCGCACCTTTCGCGGAAGAGCCACACCAAATGGTATAATTTGTGACTGCTCTAGGGAGCAGCGAACAGCCGAAGGGCTTCTGATACCAGAAATGGTATTGGAAGCCCTTCTTTTTTACACTGCGGCATAGCCAAAAGGTAAGGCACATGGTTTTGACCCATGTAATGGAAGTTCGATTCTTTCTGCCGCAACCAGCGGGGGGCTGGACAATTCAAGCACGCCGATAACTGCCGTATGCGCAAGGCAGCCAAAGCAAAGGAGAAGGAACAGCATTGTGTGATAAGTGTACATAAGCGCACGATAGCTCAAAGTAGCTTACCCCGTCCCACAAAAATATTTCCTCGGCCAAAAGCCGAGTACATGAAGAATAGAAGGCTAAAATTTGGCGCGGCAGACAGCGAATGGGGTTCACCTCTCCCCCCCACAGAAGGCCGTTCAAATCGGCCTCGCGCCACATATATCGCCGATGGCCTCCCACCGGCGACGAAACCCGGAAACGGGCAAAGCGGTTCCCCGGCACCGTAAGTCGGGGTTACACGGGTTGTTAGCTCAGTTGGTAGAGCAGCGGACTGTTAATCCGCAGGCCACAGGATCGAAGCCTGTACAGCCCTCCATAACAGCAGCAGGGAAGCTGCTCTATCAAAAACGCAAACGGGAGACAACCCGTAAAAACAGAGATCACGGCGGAGGGAACCGCCTCACCAAACGCAGGAGGAATAATTATGGCAAAAATCGACACAAATCTCATTGAAGGTTATGCGGACATGACCCCGGAACAGAAGCTTGCCGCTTTGGAGGGCTTTGAGTACGAGGACAACACCGCAGAACTGGAAAGGCAGAAAAACGCGCTGTCCAAGGCCAATTCCGAGGCTGCGGAATGGAAGCGTAAGCACAACGCGCTTCTGACTGATGAGCAGAGGAAGCAACAGGAGCAGGCCGAAAAGTGGGAGAACATGGAAAAGGAACTGGCCGGTCTGCGAAAGGAAAAAACCGTTGCCGGTTACAAAGCAAAGCTGGTTGCTCAGGGTTATGATGAAGTCCTTGCGGACGCTACTGCGGCAGCTATGGAATCCGGCGATATGGCTACGGTTTTTGCCAACAACCAGACGTTTTTGGAAAAATACGCCCAAAAAGTCATTGCGGACAAGCTGAAAAGAACGCCCAGAGGCGCGGATGGAAACCCCGGCGGCGCAATGACCAAGGCGGATTTTCTGAAACTCGACACCAAATCCCAGATGGAGTTTATCAAGAACAATCCTGACTGGAAAACAATTTTGAAGTGATTATGGAGGTAAAACATTATGGCTACTTATCTTGGCTTTCCGTTTGACCCCGAGCTGTTTAACTACAACTGGGCAAATGCGAAAGACCCCACCCTGACCGCGATGTTTGAGAGCGGCGCTGTCGCCCCGAACGCAGAACTGGCGGGCTTGATTTCCAACGGCTCTGACTTTTATACGCTGCCGTTCTACAAAGTCATTGGCGGCACTCCTGAGAACTACGATGGCGCAACTGACATCACCCTGACCGACCCCGAAGGCAGCGCTCAGAATGGTATCGTGTTTGGCCGCGCCCACGGCTGGAAGGAGAAGGACTTCATCGTTGATTACAACAGCGGTGCCGACCCCATGCAGCAAATCGTTTCTCAGGTTTCCAAGTACTGGCAGAAGCAGCGCCAGTCCATCATGCTGAAAATCCTGAATGCGGTCTTCGGCGTGACCGGCAGCGGTGAGTTTGCCGGTTGGGCGAACCACATCACTGACCTGTCTTCCGCATCCACCACTGTTGCGGACGCAAACAAGATGGGCGCTACCACCATCGGTGACGCTATCCAGAAGGCCGTGGGCGACAATCAGGACGCTTTCCGGCTGGTGTTCATGCACAGTAAGGTCGCCACCAATATGGCTGGACTGAAGCTGCTGGACTTCCTGAAATACACCGACGCCAACGGCGTGGAGCGCCCCCTCCGCATTGGCACCGTGAATGGCATGACTGTTGTCGTAGATGACAGCTGCCCCACCACCGCCGCTACCAGCGGAGAAGGCGCGAAAGCGGCCACCTACACCACCTACGTCCTCGGCCTTGGCGCAATTCAATACGCCCCCGCCCCAGTGAAGGTTCCTTCCGAGCTGACCCGTGATGCTCTCAAGGGCGGCGGTTATGACGCGCTGGTGACCCGTATCCGTGAAACCATGCACCCCAACGGTTTCAGCTTTACCAAACCCACTTCCGGCTACACCGCTTCTCCCACGGACGCTCAGCTTGCGGCATCTGCCAACTGGTCTATCGTGGCCGACCCGAAGACCATTGCTCTGGCAAAGATCATCACCAACGGCTAAGGAGGTTCACCATGTTCTATGTTTCTGACGGGAAAGTGTATGTGCGCGAGGGAGATCACTTTCGCAACGTGGGCTTTACCGCAAAGGACAAGGTGATTACCCGGCGCGAACTGGAGAGCACTTCTGTGGTGATGGGAACGGTAGTCGTTGATACCCTCAACGACCCCGTACCGCTCACCCGCGAGGAAGTTATCACCAAGTTTGGTTTATCGGAGAATAATCCTATTCCCGTTATCAAGAAACCACGCAAGAAAGCGGGAGAACCCGTAGAATGAAAGGAGGTAAGAAACCGTGCAGGAAGCCGAAAAAAACGCATTGGTAAAAGCCATGGCGAATGAAACCGACGAAAGCACGGTTTCTGCCTACCTTGGCATTGCGGCAAGTAAGATTTGCCGCAGGGCATACCCGTTTGACCCTTCTATTAAGGAGGTTCCGGAGCAGTACAGCTATCTACAGGTGGAGATTGCTACGTATCTTCTGAACAAGCGGGGCGGCGAGGGTGAGCTGTCTCACAGCGAGAACGGCATTTCCCGTTCCTACGAGAACGGGGACGTTCCGGAATCCATGATGCGACAGATCGTTCCAATGGCCGGGGTTCTGTGAGGTGACAGTATGAGAATCATGGAGCGAAACAAGCAAAGCTTCTGGTATCTGCTGTATGACCGGAAAGTGCCTGTCACCGACGAAGACGGCAACGAAACCGGCGAGGAAACTGTTGTGTACAAACCTGCCGTTTCCTTCCGCGCCAACGTATCCGCTGCGACCGGGGCTTCTCAGGTGGAGCAGTTCGGCAATCTTGCCGGGTATGACAAGGTCATCGTTACGGATGACATGACCTGCCCCGTTGACGAGAATACCGTGCTGTTTCTGGACAAGGAGCCTGTGTATGACGAGGACGGGAAGCCCCTGTATGACTACATGGTCAGACGGGTGGCAAAGTCTCTGAACTCAGTGTCTATCGCCGTTACGAAGGTGAGCGTGTCGTGAGCTACAAGAAAATCGTGGTTCCGCTGTCGGTTTCCGGCATTCAGAAGATTCAGGACGAATTGAAGGAATACAAACGCTGGCAGAAGGACAAGGCAAAGGAACTGGCCGAAAGGCTGGCAATGCTGGGTGCTTCTGTGGCTTCCATCCGGTTTTCGCGGGCTGTTTACACCGGGATGAGGGATGCAACCGTGTCCGTCGTGGCAATCCCGAATGGTTACGCCGTAAAGGCCGATGGGGAATCCGTCCTTTTCATTGAATTTGGAGCCGGTATCACCTACGGAACCGGACACCCGGAAGCGTCGGAGTTTGGCATGGGGGCTGGCACCTACCCGGACGGGAAAGGCCATTGGGATGACCCAAAGGGATGGTATCTGCCCAAAGACAAGGGCGGCGGCCACACATACGGAAATCCTCCTGCAATGCCCATGTATGAGGCGAGAAAAGCGATTGAGCAGGAGCTTCCGAGAATCGTTATGGAGGTGTTCAGGGCTTGATTGATATTGAAAAGCTGATCTATACCCCCATTGCCGAGGCTCTGCGAAAGCGCTTCAAGGGCATTTCGGTATCCGGAGAATATGTGAACGCTCCTCCAAAATTCCCCTATGTAAGCATCGTAGAGCAGGACAATTATATGTCCGCGAACAGGCTGGACAGCAGCGACCGGGAAAAGTTTTCCACGCTGATGTACGAGGTTAATGTCTACTCCGACAAGGCGGGGAGCAAGAAAAGCGCCTGCCGGGAGATCATGGGCGTTATAGACGAAATGCTCTACAAAAGGAATTTCACGCGAATTTCGTTGTCCCCTGTTCCGAATATGGAAAACGGGACGATTTACCGTCTGGTTGCCAGGTATCGGGCGGAGACGGACGGCGGAACAATTTACCGCAGGTAAATATGCTTTACCTTTCCGTAAGGGCGGAAAGAGAGCCGAAGGGCTGCTTCACAGGAGGCAGCCCGTTTTTTATTACAACGAAAGGAATGATGACTTATCGCGATTTCTACCTATAAGGTCTTCCTCATGAAAAAAGGAAGCACCGGCAACACCTACGAAAAGCTTATTGACATCAAGGAATTCCCTGATCTGGGCGGCGACCCGGAGATGCTGGAAACCACTACCCTGTCTGACAAGATGCAGACCTACATCGCCGGTATCCAGTCCTTGGATGCCCTCTCCTTCACGGCGAACTACACCTTGGATGACTACAAGAAGCTGGTGGCTCTCAACGGAAAGACCGAGAGCTACGCTGTGTGGTTCGGCGGAACCGGTGACGGCGCGAACCTGACCCCTACCGGCTCTGACGGCAAGTTCAAGTTCGATGGTCAGCTGACTTGCTACCCCACCGGCGGCAGCGTCAACGAGGTTGTAGACCTGAACATTTCCATTGCCCCGTCCACGCCCATTGAGCTGGACGACGCGACCTGAGCCAAAACACAGACCACACATTTTTAAGGAGGATTAGCGATGGCTAAGAAAATCTGCATTCCCTACAACGGCAAGAAGTACACGCTGGAATTCACCCGCTCCACGGTTTCTGCTATGGAGAAGATCGGGTTCTCCATCAATGAGCTTGGCGACAAGCCCGCTACCATGATCCCCATGCTGTTCAGCGGCGCTTTTGCGGCAAATCACCCCAACACCAAGGTTGCTACCATCAACAAGATTTACGACGGTCTGAGTAACAAGTCCGGCCTTGTGAAGGTGCTGACGGAAATGTACTCCGAGGCCGTGTACACCCTGCTTTCCGATGATGAAGAGGAAAACGAGGGAAACCCCGGCTGGGAAGCAGTAGAGTAAGCGAACTTCTTTCCGAAAACGGAGGGGGTGGGGAGACCCCTACCCCCTCTTACGCTTACACAAATATCTTCAAGAAGTTATTCCCGTACTATCTTGCAATCGGCATGACCTATGACCAGTTCTGGAATCAGGACGTGGAACTGGTGAAAGCCTACCGGGAAGCTGACAAGATCAAACGGGACTTGAAGAATCAGGATATGTGGATGCAAGGGGCTTATTACTATGAAGCCCTTCTGGATGCCGCCCCGGTTCTTCGATTCAGTTTCAGCAAGAAGCCGCCGAAGCCGATTCCCTACCGGGAGCAGCCCTTTGAGCTGCACACTGGGCAGCGGAAAGCGGCGGGTAGTGGAGAAAAGCAGCTGACCCAGCAGGAAAAGAGCGACAAAAAGGCGAAAGCCATGATGGAGATGTTTATGGTATCCATCAACAAGAAATTTGAGAAGAAGGGCGGTGAAGGGGATGGCTGACAATGTGGAAATGCAGGGCATTGAGTTTCAGATTGTGAATGACAGTGCCGCGGCATCCGCAGGGGTGGAGGTTCTGGCAAAAAAGTTGACAGAGCTAAAAACGTCGATCAGCGGTTCCACAACTGCCCTTTCCAAAGTTGCAGCAGGAATTTCGCAGATCAAGAATGCCGTGAACAACATGAATACCGGCGATTTTGCGAACAAGATAAACCGCATTAGCAACTCCCTGGGCAATCTGAAAGACAAGACGGATAGCCTGAAAATTTCCGCGTCCATTGGAAACCAGCTGGCGGCCATCAATCAAGCAATCACCAATCTGCCCGACACCCCCGGAGAAAAACTGCGGAATCTGGCATCCGGATTGCAGCCTCTGTCCGAGCTTGGCCGGTCTAATATGACTTCCTTCATCAACCAGCTGAAAAAGCTGCCAGAGGTCATCCAGGAGCTTGAGAAAGCGGATATTGATAAGTTCACTCAGCAGATGAAAAACTTGGCAGCAGCCATGAAGCCATTCGCTGATGAAATGAACAAGGTTTCCTCCGGGTTTTCGGCATTTCCAAGCAGAATTCAAAGGCTGATTACATCGACGGAGCAGTACAACGGTACGGTAAGGCGGGCAACCACAAGCACAAATGCTTGGAACAGTGCGCTCAAAGCAATCAGCTTTGTGGCCATATACCGGGCGGCGGCAAAGCTCCTGGGTATCGCAATTGCAAAATCGTCCCAGTATACGGAGGATTTGAATCTGTTCACCGTTTCAATGGGGAGGTACGCCGAGGAAGCCTATAACTACGCCCAGAAGGTTTCTGAGGTAATGGGCATTGACCCCGCTGAATGGATGCGGAATCAGGGCGTCTTTAACACCATTATCGCAGGTTTCGGTGTGGCTGGTGACAAGGCCGCGTTCATGGCCAAGAACCTGACGCAGTTGGGCTATGACCTTGCCTCCTTCTATAATATCGATTTTGAATCGGCAATGCAGAAGGTTCAGTCCGGTATTTCCGGAGAACTCGAACCGCTGCGGCGGCTGGGCTACGACCTGTCTGTTGCCCGGTTGGAGCAGGAACGCTTGAATCTTGGAATTGACAAGAGCGTTTCCAGCATGACGCAGGCGGAGAAATCCCAGTTGCGGTACTACGCCATGATGACGCAGGTAACGCAGGTGCAAGGAGATATGGCGCGGACGCTGGAAAATCCGGCAAACATGCTGCGGGTGCTACGGGCGGAGCTGGAACAAGCTGCACGTGCCGTAGGAAACATCTTTATTCCGATTCTGACGAAGGTTCTGCCAATTGCTATTGCCGTGGCAAGCGCCTTGCAGGAAATCATAGCGGCCATTGCCACCCTGTTCGGGATAACGGTAAAGTCCCCGAAATGGGGGGATGCGATTGGGAGCGCTTCTGCCGGGAGCGGTGCCATTGCCGACAACATGGACAGTGCCGCCGGGTCTGCCAAGGAACTGAAACGATACCTTGCCGGGTTTGATGAACTGAACGTTCTTCCTGACCAGAATCAGGGCGGCAGTGGAAGCGGAGCCGGTGTAGGCGGTGGAGACCTTGGCTTAGACTTGCCGGGGTATGATTTCCTGAAAAATGCAGTAACCACGCAGATTGACGAGTGGAAAAAGAAACTGGAGCCGCTTGTTTCCTTTGTTAAGGACAATCTGAAAGAGATTCTGGGGCTTATTGCCACAATCGGAATTGCGCTACTTGCATGGAAGTTATCAAACGATTTCCTGAACGGAATTATGGCGCTCAAAACGCTTGGGAAAAACGGTCTTTCCATTCCGCTTACGATTTCCGCAGGCGTGATTCTAACTGCCACAGGATTTACAATCGAGTTTAGCGGAATCAAAGATGCTATCGAGAAAAAGCTCAACAGTTTCAATTTCGGAGAAATCATTCTTGGTGGCCTTACTGGAACAGCTGGTGCCGGACTTTTGGGGAAGGGCATCGGGCAGTTTATAGCAAAAGCGTTTGGGGAAAGCGCCGTGGCAAAGGCAATCACAGCTGGTGGTGGAACGATAAGCACAGGGCTTATAGGGGCTGCCATCGGTGGAATTGTTGCTGGAATACCAATGTTCGTTACCGGGGTATACGACGCAATCATGAATGGCCTGAATGTCTTGAATGGATTGCTGGTTCCTGCCGGGGCAACAATGGCGGGCGCTGGAATCGGTGCCATTATTGGCTCCCTAGGAGGCCCGATTGGCACCGGAATAGGCGCATTGATTGGCCTAGCAGTAGGCGCACTGACAGACCTTGGCATTCTGATTTACCAGAAGTGGGATGAAATCTGCGCATTTTTTGCACCTGTTGCGGAATGGTTCAATATAAACGTTGTGCAACCAATATCCGGATTCTTCTCCGGACTTTGGGATGGCATTGTTAAAACGTTTTCACCAGCTGTTACATGGTTCTCTGATCTGTGGAAAAGTGTAAGCCAGACATTTGAGGATGTCTTCTATAACATCGGAGTGCTTGTGAGCGGAACGTGGGAAACCATCAAGATTGTTTGGGGCATCGTTTCTGACTGGTTTGACACAAATGTTATCCAGCCTGTCGCCTCGTTCTTCTCCGACCTTTGGGATGGCATATCTTCCTGGGCCATAAAATCGTGGAATAAAATCAGCACTGTTTTCTCTGGAATTGCAGCCTGGTTTGACGCAAACGTCATTCGCCCGATTGTTGGATTTTTCACGGATTTGTGGACAGATATAACGGTTATATTTGGGAAAGTAGTCGGATTTTTCAAAGGAATCATAAACGGCGTTCTTTCCGGACTTAACTCGGCAATCAGCTACGCATTCGGCGGAATCAACAGCATTCTCCGCAGTATCCGAGGATTCAGCATTGCAGGATTTACCCCGTTCTCCGGGCTCCGGGAAATCAGCGTTCCTCAAATTCCGATGCTTGCCGACGGCGGTTTTGTAGACCAAGGCCAGCTGTTCATAGCCCGTGAAGCGGGCGCAGAAATGGTTGGCTCTATTGGCAGACGGACAGCGGTTGCCAACAATGACCAGATCGTTGATGGTATCACCTACGGCGTTCGGGAAGCCAATGGCGACGTTGTTACCGCTATCTACGCTGTCGCTCAGCAGATTATCGCGGAAATGCGCAATCAGGGCAACGGAGGTGGCGGTGGATATGACTTTGACCGGGCTGTCCGGGATGCTCAGCGCAGGAACGCAAGAATGTATGGATAAGCGAAAGGAGTGAAAACGGCATGAAGATGATGCTCAAGATAAACGGCGTGGACTTCATGCCGTTCATCGCCAAACAGGGCGTAAAGTGGCAGCGCAACGACATTGACGCACCCAATTCCGGGCGCACAATGGACGGAACAATGCAGCGTGGCCGGGTGACAACCAAAATCCGTCTGGACATCACCTGCCGCCCGCTAACGGCTGAGGAAGCTATGACCGTGTTGCATACCATTCTCCCGGAATATGTGACCGTGGACTACTACGACCCTATGAGCGGGTACCGCAACAATGTAACCATGTACTCCAACAATAACCCTGCATCTTTCCTGATAGAGAAGCCGGAAGACGATTGGTGGAGCGGCATTACCTTTCCCCTGATTGAGAGGTGACGGGCGCTTATGCAGAACGTATCACAGGAATACCGGGACATTGTAGCTGGCAACCACTGGTTTGAAAACCGCCTATGCATCGGTGATACCGGAAAGCTTATTGACAAAAGCGGAAGCGCAATCACGTTCGGTGGAGTGCGCATTCTGGTAGATAGCGGTGGCGCCGAAACCGGCTACGGTGAAGAACTGCTGATATCCATGGAGCAGAAGCAACCGCTTCTTTCCGATTCTCCTGACGTTGGAAAAACCTGCGCCGGTGAGATCAACGTTGAAATGATTCATCCATATGGTGATATCCCCAAACGTGCGCTTCTTCGGCCATATATCAGAGCTGCAAATGAGAATGCCGCCTCTGAATGGCTGCCACAAGGAAAGTATTACATTGACAAGCGGAGCGAAGGAGAGATCGGTGACCGGACAAAACTAACGCTCCACGGATACGACGGAATGCTTCTTCTGGAAGAAGACTATCCGGCAGAATCCTCCCTTAACTGGCCTGCAAGTGACATTGAAGTTCTGAAAGAGATTTCCGATGCAGTCGGCATCTCGCTGGATAGCCGTGTATATCAAATCGTGACATCTGGTTACGAAATCCCGTACCCTGTCGGGTACAGCTGCCGTGAGGTCATCGGCTACATCGGCGCAATGTACACCGGCTCCTGGGCTATGACGGCCACCGGAGAATTGATGCTGGTCACGCTCACGGGTCTTCCGAAGGAAACCAACTATCTGATTGTTGGCGGAAGCGATAACAGAGCGATCACGTTTGGAGGTGTCAGAATCCTTGTTTGATAAGTTCATCATAGGGTCTGCCGCCGACAGCCTGAAAATATCAGACCCACTCAGCGCGTACAGCCGCGTCACGTTAAAGGTTGCTGACGGCGTGGAGTATACGGCGGGTACAGACAGCGGCAAGGAACTGATCTCCGAAAACCCTTTCGGAACTCAGAAAATGGCAAACGATATGTTGGCCAGAATCAACGGCTATTCCTACCAGACGTATACGGCTACAGGCGCAATCTTAGACCCAGCGGCGGAGATTGGAGACGCGGTTCAGGTTAAAGGAACCTATGGCGGCATCTACAGCGTGTCGAAGTCCTATGGGAAAATGATACGCGCGGATGTTTCCGCTCCCGGCTCTGAGGAAATCGACGAATCCGTTCCCTATAAATCCCACGAAACACGTAAGGTAGAACGTCAGTTTATAGAAACCCGGGCACAACTGAAAATTCAGGCCGACCAGATTTCCGCCGAAGTCTCTGCCCGTATCGAACAGGGGAACGAGCTCACCTCGCGGCTGGACATT